TGGGAAGATCGGCGGAAGTGATCGCACGACCTGAGGTAACCAGACCGCTTGCGTCATATTCGACAACGCCATAGACCGACGTGCCCTCAGTGGCGGTAACCGAGTTATCAATGACGATCTGGTCGCCACTCATCGTCAGGCCGCTGCCATTGACCTGAACAGCACCAATTGATGTCGTGGTGGCAAGTGGCAGGTCAGTGCCAATCAGTTGGCGGAGTTGGACTGCACCCGTTGTATTGGTGGGTCCGATCAGGACTTGACGCGCTGCAGTGGCATCAGCCAGATAGGTGTCGAGCGTGACGCTATCGCCAGTTTGCGAAGCAGTAACGCGGACAACGCCGGACGAATCGCCCGTGATCGAGTTGATGCTGCCCGCTGCCTTAAATGCAACCCAAGCGGACCCGTCCCAGATCGACGCTTTATTGGTGGCGGTATCAACTGCAAGCTGACCGATATAAGCGCCAGATGCGGGCAAGCCGGACTGGAGAGTTGCCGAGCTGCTGTCTGCCAGCTTTGCGTCAGTGACAGCGTTGTCGGCTAATTCGGTGGTGCCAATCGCGCCAGGGGCAATTGCAACCGAGACCTTGGCGGACGGGATGCTGCCGTCATCAATCAGGGCAACTGCACCCTGGACCAGATCCTTGGCGGTGATCTTTTTGGTCTCAGACGCCGACGTGTCGGCAATCGCCAGGGGATCCGTGGCTTGAAGTAGCGCCGCCGTTAAGGCGGGCAAATCGGTAATCCGAAGGTCAGCCACGCCCGTTACGTCATACAGCTAACGGCAGTCTAAAGACGTCAGTCTTCCAGCAAAATCCCACTTTCGTTGTCCTCTTGCAGCACACGGTCAAGGTCTTCCTGTAGCAGGTAGCTCGGCGGTTCACCAATGCGGAGATGCACAGGTCCAGTCGTCACGAAGTCAATAGTCGAAGCGATGGGCTGGGTTGGCTCAAAACTCATCGCCACATTGGTGACGATGCAAAGCGCGTCCCACCACACCAGCGAGCCAGGCGTAGTCGACTTCAGATAAAACCGCCCATCGAACGATGCGCCCTGCTGTAACCGCAGAACAAGCTGCGCCAAGTAATGCGTCACCTCAACCCGCTCAGCTCCATTCGGCAGGTTGCAGATCTCCTTCTCGTAATCCCAGAAGCAGGACAGACGGCCCTGACCACTGATCAGGCCACTGGCGTAATTCTGTTTGTGCTCACTGCCTAGCTGGGTAATATCCACTGCATCACGAGAGGTCGTCATCTCGTAACTAGTGACATCCGCCAAGCAAAGAAAAGCACTGTTCCTGGTACGCGCCAGGATCGGGATGCTCCGCGTTGGAGCAACAAGAGCTAAAGCCCTGCTCTCCTCACCATTGATCGCGTCCTCGAAGTTGTCATACAGACGGACTCCACCTGCATCGTCAACATGGCAAAACCACCGCCCATCAGGGGCGGTGTGCCCATCAACTAATTCAAGCGTGCTGCCGTCCTCGGTCGCGATCTCGATTTGATCGCCCGATATCAGGGCTTCGCTCTCAAAGTCAAAGCTGAATCGACGGCGGGCAACGTTGACATCAGCCGGGTCCAAAATACTAGACAGGCTGCTATTTAGACCCCGACGACGGATTTCAATTTGGCCGCTATCGCCAAGATAAACGCCAGCCATTAGATGTTCACCCCAGTCGGTGCGCCGTTGAATTCAAACGACACCTCAGCAGCAAGCACCTCGCCAACTGCCATCGACATCGTCACCGACGTAAGCAGCGCTGAGCCTTCGATGTATTTACCTGAGGTTGTGCCATCACTGATCAGCAACCGCAGCGTCACTGTCTCTGGGTCAGCTGCTTTACCAGGCTCAGTTGATGTAGTGCGGGCTTTGATTATCTTATTTAGTAAAACGCTTGCATCATTGCCAGCTTTGGTCGTCGGGTTGTCAGTGTAATAGAACAGCGAGCAGTTGCCCGTCATGCTCCGCACGCCATAAATCACCGTCCGGTCGGTGTCTTCCAGCGTGGTGGTGTCCAGCGTTGAAACGCTTGCACTGACGCTCCAGTTGCGGACTCTACCTGCTTTGACTCCATCAATCAGGAGTTCGCCGTCACGGCCTGAGTAGTAAGCCATCAGGACAACACTCCGATCAGACTGACGCTGACGCTGCTGACGCCAGGCTTAACAGAGTCCAGTTTAGGCGCCTCCTGGTAGCGGAAAGACATGCTTCCGCTTGGGTCGAAGGCTGACGCAGCTCCACTCCAGCCCTTAAAAACAGACGTAGGCAAGCTAAACGTGCTGAATGTACCCAGCATCTCGTCATAGTGCGTCAAAAACTCCTCCGCCTCAACGTCAGACAAGTTCTGGTAAGTGAGCGTAAAAGTTGCAGCAGTTCGGCGGCTTCCATACAACAAACGGATCTCAGTGCCGTTTATCGACGAATAACTTCTGACCGGCCAATTGCCAGGATCAAAAGCCCTTGAACTTGGTGCGTAGGTGGGGTAGCTCATTCGGAAACGTACCAGAGTTGATCGTCAACCATGTCCTGAACAATCAGGCTGCGAAGATCGTCATCACAGGGATGCTCGACCGCCACAACGTCCACCAGACCTTCTTCGGTCAGTGTAAGTTGCTCCACCTGGAATACAGCCGCGTTGCCCTCGGTGGTCAAAGGCACTGAGAAGACCACGCCCGCCAAGCTGGGATCCGTGGCGATGCCGTTGACGATGATCAGTTGACCTTCTTGGACAGCCTCTGACCCAGGGCGGTAGAAGATCACGCTGTAAGTCCCATCGGCAAGTGGGGTTGGCGTCACCACTCGATTGTCCTCAGCAAGAACCACGCCGGTGTTGTATGGGGCGTAAGGCGTTGCCTGAGTTAAAACCCGGATGAAATCGCCAGGCTTCAGTGCGATGCCGTCGGGGTTTGTTTGGAAGCTGACGCTGTAGCGGATCCGGCGACGGGCTGCCAACAGGTACTTGCAAACCAGCAGAGCCTGGCTGCGCTGGGTGCAATACGGTGACATGTCGAACACCTCCATCGGCTCTTTGCCGGTCTCTTCGCCCAAATAACGAACCAGCACAGTGGCTTCTTCCGGCAGTCCTGCAGGGATCAAATAGTCCTGAGTAGACGAGACCATCCCGGAAGAACGGTATGTTGCAACGGCTTTGAAATCTGCCCGCTGCTCGTACTCCAGGTATTCAAGCCCGAAGGTGCCTTCAATGATGTTGCCCTCGCTGAAAATCATTGCAATGGGCACTGGCTCGGTGCTCAACTCACCCGTGCTGGTGGTAGGCAAGGCAGGCTCTAGGCCGAATTTGCCGTTGATGATCGTGAAGTTGCACAGCATCATCTTCGCGGTGTCGCTGATGTACTGGCGCACGTTCACGGCATCCTGCAAAACCGTGTCGCAGAAGATCCTGTTTGTATCGAGGAACCGAGCAGTACGAACAAAGCTATCGCTATCGACTAGCTCCTCACTGATTCGATCGCCTGCGCCAGCATCCTTGTCAGTTAGCAGCCAATAGACGAAATCGGAGAACAGGTTGCTGCGCCCAACATCGCCGGTCAAGTGGCGATAAACCTGGATGCCGCCTGCAACATAAAAACGGAGCTGATCGAGCTTGGTGAAGTTCTTGCCCGAACGCAAGCAAAGCCCAAACATGCTCATGTTGAAGTACGTCGGTATAACTGGTTCGTTTGCGCGAATCTCGTTGACATAGCTGATTTCGTGCTCAGGGTTGCTATCGCAGCTAGTGGTCCAAGCTGTGCCGTGATAGTTGACCTCAGAAATCTGGCTGGCCGGGATCCAGTTCCTATTTGTAGTCCCTGGATTGACTATTGCCGATGTATCGCCAACCCCCTGCAGAGTGCAGTACATGGTGACAGTCCTAGCGCCTTCCGTGTAAGCGCGGTGCAGCCATTTGTTGTTACCATTTTCGTCCCTCGTGATGCTGGTTGAGTAGTAGAGCTCTTCCCCGATATCCCAGGCATTATCGGCGCCCGTATAAGCGCTGCCCACAACGCGGAAGCTTGGCGCGTCCCAGATCCAAGCTGAGTACAAGGCAGGCGAGTAGCCGCTTGGCGTGGTCAGAGTCTGCGGTTGATATAACGATGTACAGGTGATCTCGACATCGACGTAGCCAGGTTTTCCGTTTGAGCGCAGGCAGCGCACCACCGAAGACTTGGTAATGCCTTGATTCAGTTGCGGGAAACCAAGGACTTCACCACGCCAGCCGTGAGCTTTACCGTGGGTGTCGTTGTAATCAGCTGTCTCGTAGCGGTCCAGTAGAACTTCAGTAGCCCCAATGCCGCCTGTGTAGTCAACGCTGTTGTCTGGTGCGCCGGTCTCCTTTAGTCCGACCAGTTCAACCTGAGCAACTTCAACGCCGGCCGTTACCATACGGAAACTGCCGTAGCTGGTCGAATACTCCTTGGTCAAAAGCGTCTGCCGTTTCGCGTCCAAGTGAATAAATAGGTGATCGTCTTCGTAGTTTTTGACAATTATGGAACCTGGCAGGGGCTCAAATCGGAACTCGTAGTTGTTTGTCTCGGGTAAATAAAACCGCAGGAAGTTGAATTGATCGACAGGCTCTTGCCCGCGAATGCAAAACTCAACAGGGAGTTGTTGCCACTCGTAAGAGGAACCATCACCGTCTTGACCGCCAGGTCGGACACTGATCGTGAAGGCGCTTGTCCGCTGCAAATATTTGTTCATCGTGCCGCCAGACAGCTGCACATTGTCTTG